GGCCGTGGGTTGAATGTAGTTGGTGGGAAGACCGCCCGCTACAGACTGGCTGTAAACACGGATGTAGTCCTCATCAAAAACATCATAATACAAATCCAACGGGATCGAAGGATTGTCGTCAGCGTTGTATTCTAACGCGGTGAACAGATTGCTGATGGTAGGAGCGTTATTGATAACTTCGGCTAACACCGGACCAATAAACTCAGCCAACGCAATTTGAGCAGCGTAAGCGGTATCTCTGTTACGAGATCCCATTGCTTTCACCAGTTCGACTTGCTCATCGGTTCTTTTTAATGTAATTTTCATTATATTATTAATTCCTTTCTAATTTAAGGGTTATGCAACATCCAATGATGCAGAGCAGTCCAACTGAATTAACGCGTACCCTGCGGTACCCGTGCCAGCAAACACATCCGACTGACCATTCTGAGAGGTTCTATTGCCAGTCGCCAAAACGTGACCAACAAGAGCAGCCGTCAGATCAACCAATCCCTCACGAGTATAACCGGTTAATTTGCCCGCGTTTGCAGAAATTCCCACAACGTTGCCCGGGATAATTGAACCGCCTGTAGTTTCGTAAGCCGACTCGTCAAAGGTGAACAAACCTTTCGTTGCGACCGGACAAGCCTGACCGCTAAGAACTGCTTGGAGTTCATCTTTCTTGACTGGATTGTAGAGAAGTTTTTCTCCGTTCTCGTCGTTCTTAATCGTTTGATTAAGGGTGACGCCTAAAACCGGTGCTCCGGTAGTCGCAGCGACAAATCGTAAAGGAACCGTAGGATACTTGTCAGCACCCAAGAACGGATAATCTGTTTTACCCAAGTAATCACTTCCGATAAGATCGAAAGTGTCTTGGTTCATATTACCGCTCAATACCTTTACCATTACGCCATTACTACCGTTTCCGTTGGATGACGGACTGTCGTCTACGACCTGATTTGCAAACAGGTTGATGACATCCGTCTCGTTATATTGCCTAAATGGGTATAATCTAAGTGCCATAGTAGTTTTTTGTGTTAGTAGGTTATTAAAATATTTTCAGTATTAAAAGCCTTCTTGAATTGATCACTCAAGGACTCTTCCGTAGAAGAAGCTTCGTTGTTGTTAGCAATGCTGGAGTGTGGTACCTCAACATTGTCAACTACATCTTCTACGACTTCATTAGTTGCAGTAACGGGCTCTGTAACCGCAGCCTGCACCTCTTGCGAAGTGGCTGCTAAACGTTTTTCAAGCTCTTCCTGAACCTTTGCTTCAAATTGTTTTTCCTGCTCCACCTTAAAAGCTTTACTCTTATGTAGGAGCAAGGAGGACAATTTAGATTGATAATCTTCAAAAGCCGCATCTGAAGTCTCAAGGGTCTTCACCTCGTTCGCCAAGACAACCCTGTCTTGATCCGAAAGATCGTAAAGCTCATCGATAGCTTCCATCCGGCTATTGAATAACTGTTCTGCCGCAGCAGCGTTAATGGAAGATTCTAGCGAATTAATTTTCTCGTTAGCTTCCTCCAACTTCTCCTGAAGATCTCCAATCGAAGATTTAGCTTCAGTTGCATCCTTCTCAGCCTGAGCCTTTGCAGCCTCAGCGGCTCCTCTTTCAGCATTCCAAGCCTCGTCTTTCTCACGAATCTTATCGATAACGTGAGATGCAACACTGGCTACAGCCTCCTGAGTGAATTCAGCATTATCCGCTAACTTCGAATCGAGGATCTTCTCGAACTCGGTTTTGAACTCTGTAATATCCATAGTATTAGTATTTTTTACATCATTTGTTTCACTTTGTGAAATTTTTAAAATATTATTTTTAAAATTATTTTCTTCTTTTTCCGCCTCTCGGCGATCCTTTACCTCTAAATCCATATTTTTTTGAACAATTAAACCACTTACGTCTGCGGCCGGGTTAGTGGTAAACCCAACCCCCAAAGGAAAAACATCTCCAACCACTAGTCTATAAATAGGGGTGCCATCATCTAATGTACCCGCTCCCTCAAAAGCTTTCAAATGATGCTTCATTTCGTTAATGTGGGTGGGGTCAGTAATAATTTCAGCGTCTTTTAGGTTTTTGGACCCCACAGCTAAAACAAAGTCATTAAATCCTAGTTCCCAACTAGCTGAAATCTTTTTAAAATAATCACTGTCTTCGTCGCTAGATTGCAATAAAACATCGGCAAAATCCTTATTCACAGTTTTGTAAATAACAGCCGCCAAAGATATGTAATAAGGGTCTTTGTTGGCGAGGGCAGCCTCATTACCTATAATTTTATTGTTGTTTGCATCAGTAAACCCCGCATTAACAATATGCCCCACCACTTTTTGTTTCTTATGCTCTATGTTGGTGGGCTTATTGACGAAATATTCTATGAGATCAACGGCCGTCTCCGAATTAATTCCATCCCCATTTCTATTGAATTTATTGACGACCGCAGCATTAAAAGCAGCCCCAACCAAATCAATGTTTCTTTCTAAATCTATTGATTTGGGTATAAGTGGACGAAGGTTCTCTAAAGAAGCTAAACTTATATTAAGATCATTTTCCAGATCGGTTGTCGCATAAACATCAAAACTATATTTTGTTTTATATTTAAAATTATCCGCCATACGCATAAACAAATTACACTTAATTATTTAGCTAGAGAATTTTTTCTGCTATGGTACAAAATAGCCGCAGCGTAATCATCTAATTCGTGCGCTGCACTAATGTCTAAAATTTGCGGCATCGGAGATAATCCCATCAGTTTTTTGGGGTCATTTACGCATTGTTTACCAATTTTCACCCAATCCTTTCTTTCTTTAGCCACAACCACCGATTCACACACCCTTTCTAACATTTCCTTCTGGTTTTTATTTAGCCGTTTTTTCTTAAATACCTTCTTGGCTTCGCTGGTAAGAGATACGAAAAGATCGTTAGTGATGTCTGCGACATGCTTGATTTCAGATACCGAATAGGTCTTTTTAGCTAATGTTTTAGAGCCAACAGGGCGACCGGGATTAGAGGCACTTCTATTCCCTTTCCTTATTTCCTCCTCTTTTTTCAACATTTTCATGCTAGTCGGATGCTTTATTTCTTCCATTTCCACCTCTTCTTCCAAGTCTAAAGGTACTGGAGCTCCCCCCACAATAGGATTGTAATATCCTTTTTGACGATCCTCCAAAAACTTTTCTTGCGCCTCGTCGAGTTCCTTTGGAGAAGGGAACACTCCCGTTTCAATAACCTTGATTCCTTCGCTCGGGGGTAATACGCCCAATTCCATCATGCGAGTAATAACTCTTTGCACTTGAGTCTGGTCTTGCAAATCAATAGTCTCAAATTTAGCAGTCGGCGTGCTTTTGAAGCCATAGTCTTTACAGAGCTGTTTTATCTCCGGCTGCAAAAAACTATTTAAAAAGGCGTCACGAGACTCCTTAAGTCTCTGTAAAAACATTTGAGCCTTAACTTCTGTGCTTGCAAATTTTTCTTGATTAAGAATAATGTTCTGTAGCCCCTCTTTAATGTCCTGATTTACCACCTCATATTTTTGGGGACCAATAACCTTATTGATATCTGGAATAATAAATTCTGCCTTAGTTGTATAATCGCTAACAAGGATACGTCCCACGCTTTGATTTTGAAACAAAGACTGCATCGCTCGAATATTTCGGGGATTAACGCCCCCTTTATCCGGCGTAGTGCCCATCGTAATCATCAAAACCACATTTTCTATAGTGCGACAAATGGATTGATCAATTTTTTTCATTTCCATCTTGAACTCTATATCGTCTAAAACCGGAAAACCAAAAGGAATGGCAAAGGGTTCATAGTCCTGCTTCTTGTAAAAAGCATACTTCAGCCTTTTGGGATCAAGGTCTACCCTCAAGCCATTTAGTGCCCAAGAACCACTCTTAATGCTCTTTTGGATATCAGGGTCCAACGCTTCATATAACTCTATATCTTCGTCCGTCTTGGGGTTCTTCAGTCTTTCTGCTTCGTACTCGCTTAACACTTTTGCATATAGCCCTACGTCAAAAGAGGTGGCACGTTTTGCCACTATGTCAAAAGGATTTAAAAGTATATAACGAACTGGTAACTTATTAGTCTTTAGGCTTAACCCTAGATTTCTTACTTTAGAAAAATCCTCAACATTTATTTTGCCCTCAATAGTATATAAAAACACATTACCACTTCTGTAAAACTCTCTAAAAAACTGGTCCTTTAAATTCCAAATTTTAATTTTTTTCAACCACGCGTTAATAAAAGATCTAGACTTGACGTTTCCCCCCTCAAGATACATGGTTGAATTGGCGAAATCAGCCATCATATCAATAGCGTTTCTAAAGACCGCTATATTACAATAAGCCTTTTGAGCAAGTTCTATGGCGTCTCGAACATTAACTCCATCCAACGCATATTCATAAGGTAACATTCCCGCCCGAATATTGACGTACTTAAACAGTTTGGGGGCAATAGAAATATTATTTCGACGCGTGCCGGTACTCGCAGAAGGACCTCCTGCGCGGGCGTACGCCCTAGACTCGTAATTATAAAAAGATTCTCCAATCAACTCTGGTTTATAATTAGGCATAGTGCCCCCTTGAGCATACAAGAGGTCTTCGGCTTTTTGCTCCTGTTCATCTTTAAACTTATTCCAATAATCCGATCTTTTGGTATATCTTCTTTTCTCTGCCATGTTAAAAATAAATTACACTTAAAGTTAATAAAGTGACTTTGAAAGTTACTTTCTCTACATTATAAACTCCGGAACAAAGGTTTCTATAACATCTTCACCCTTGCACTCTTGAGCGTCCAAATAGACTTTGGCCATCCAATTGGCCAAAATAAGAGCCGAATAAGAGTCTTTGCGCGCTTTATCTGGCCCTGTTTGTCTGCGTAAATTAGGAGGTAAATCAAAGGTTTGAGTTCCCTGTGCTGTGGTGGTTATTTGTATTAGAGCGCATTCGTTTTTAGTAAGGTCAATCATATCAGATTGATGCTCTATGAAATCAATCATTTTAGCAGCTGGGCTTTGCTTTAATTCTTCACTTGCGCGCAAAAATTTAATATTGGCTATGGGAATATTTTTTCGTTTTTGTTGCATATAAGAATCGTCTATGGCCCTGCTCCCAAAATACAACCTATGATGATCAAAATTGGCTTGCAATAATTCGTTAGCCTGTCTTATCCAATTGCTCGTAGGCTTTCTGAGAATTACGTGCTTATGCTTATCCTTGTCGTACTGCTGCTTATAAGACTTTAAATCGTTTTGATATTCTTCAGGTTTGTCAAGTCCCACTTCGATGGTGTGAAGTTTAATTCTTTTTCGTTTAAAGGTTTCGCTTTCGTTACAAGCTTGCATAAACTGCACTCCGCCATTATAGTCTCCACATATTGCCACGACATTGAAGTTCTCCAAACAAAACAAAAAATAATTTATATGATTTTTTAATGAAGCCCCCGAAAGTG